ATTATATGTTTTTGAAAATCAAATGCAATGTCTGGTATGTAATTTGCATCGAACCCAAATTCACCAATCGAGTGACGTTTGCCCTCTAAGAATCTTAAATAATTATTCATCTTGACCTGATAGGAATTGGCGGAGCGCCTTGTTTTCTTTTACGAGTCGATTGTTTTCTTCGGTTAGAGACTCGATGCGAATGTTTAATAAGTCCACGAGTAATTCAAGATCAGCCATCTGGTCTTTAACTAGTCTTGCGAGATTTAACATCTTTGTTATGCCGTCGAACATAGTCTTCAATTCTTTCTAGGTGAGTTTCTGCCAATGCTCTCCCCTCCGGCGTGTCGTCGTATGTGTGCTGATAGACCGGTAGCGGATCGCCCCTTTCTAGGCGCAACCCTATCGGGCATTCATTCATACAAATGACCAGCCGGAGAGTGAGAGATCCGTTCATTTATTAAAACGGAATATCGTCGGTTTCGTCTTTGGGTTGTGCAACAAAGCCGTTGCTTTTCGCAACGATGTGCTTGTCTTGCTTGGCCGCTGGCTTGCGCCGGTTGCCGAGCCATTTTGCCTTTTCATCTCCGAATAGCCACCGTTCTACGCAATTAAACTGGTGATCTGGGTTGGTCTGACCTGGCTCTACGCCGATGACGCAAACTCCTTTTTCACCGATTAGGTCTTCCGCTTCGACCGTGACGTCTTCGCCTGGGACTACGGCGCGACCGATGCTGGAAAGCACTTGGTCAACCTTCCACGCTGCCTTGGGCGTGAACGTGAGATGTTCCCACATTTTCGGACCCTCCACGCCGCCTTCGAGAAGGACGGCGACATCAAGCTTGATCGTAGGGTTGCCTGCTTGGCTTGTCTTCTCGACGGCCTTGATGATCTCGACTTCGTAGGTTCCTGGCTCCACGAAATAAATCGCGGCTTGTTTCGGTTCACTTGCTTTATATGTTGGCATTTTGTATTTTCTATTTTATTTTTGTTTGTCTGAGTTGGAGCGAATGCGCTCCGATTTTTACTGCTGTTGTGTCTGGCTCTACGCCGTTTTTGGCGCAGAGTTCCAGATAACTCTTTTCTGAGAGCTTACCGCCCATCGCGAGGATTAGTGTCTCTTTGCTGATACCTTCGGAGGCTTTAGCGATAGCTTCGCACTCCACGAATTTCCTTCCGCTCATGCTGGTGAGTTTCCATCCGGGAACTTCGTCACCGTTTTCGAGTCTCGTCTTTAGATGACCGAGCACCGGTTCGGCGATCTCCTTTTCGGCTAACTTCCACTCCTTCGCGAATGCTCCCATGCTCTCCGCTGTTGCAAGGATGCGTTGGCGGATCGCCTCGATGGAGTTGCCTGTAACGTCGGGAATGAGAGCGATAGCGCTCTCAGCCTGTCTGACGATGGCGTTGCAGCTGTTGTAGTGTTTGCACCAACTGCAATACTCGCAAGGCGTCGGCTTCGCCTCCGCGCTTGTTGCGCGGTCGATTGTGCGCTGCGTGCCTTGCTTGGCTTCCTCGTAGGTGAAGTCATAGCTACGAATTAGCTTTTGATCGACGTAAATAACATGAGCAGTCCAAGACATTTCAAAGTTATCTTCCATGCACGCCAGACTGTAGGCTTGAAGTTGATCTCTGTAATTCCGCGCCTGCCCCGTCTTTATATCCGCGACCCATTTCTCCGCTTTGCAAACTGCGTCTGCCGTGCCGAGTTTCGATAGTCCAGGAACTGCCATCGCAAGATACTCCTCGCGAGTCTCGATGAACGATCCCTTTGCAAGGCGCGTCAGTTCCTCGACGCCGTAGGTGATAGCTCCGGCATCTTCGCCTACGATTGCAACGTCATCCTGTGCCGAGATCAAGTTGCGGATCGCAACGTCTACCGCTGTTCCGCGCTCCGCTGCCGAACTCGTGCCGCCTGCGCCCTCGAATAGAGCGCATTCGGCGAGTTTGGGCAGAGTGCTAGGTGATATTTCTTTACTCATACTTTTGATTTTCTAAGTTTTGCCAATTTATTCCAATACCGGATTCGCTCGCGATGATATGCAATTTGAACTTTGATTCGTTTTGGGTTTGCTTGTTTTACTGAATCTGGAGTAATGTGTTGAGTTCCTAACTTAAATTTGATTTTAAGTTGTTTAGCTAATTTTATAGCTTTTAATATCCTGTTATGTGTCTCTAAATTAAATGACTTGTGAATAAGCCATTCATCTGCATATTGAATTTTGTGCTCCAAATACAATTCCCTATCAATTAAGATAGCTTTTTTCTTTGGAAACATTTGAGCTAACAGCATGAACTCAAGTATTGTGTATCTTGGTGATTTCATTGATTCGCCTTTCTCCATTCGATCGCCGTGTTGACGAATTGATCCACGCGAAGCGCAACGCGCTCTAGGTATTCCGGTGCGCAATCGCGCCACGTCTGCTCGCTTGTTAGGACGCCGCGCCCAAGCAGGAACTGGTTCACCGCTCCTTCATGCTCTGCGAGCCGTGCTTGCCATCCTACCATTTCGTCGGCTTCAACGATATGGTTCGGCTGTTTAGTTGCAACGGCCTCGAACAAGTGAGCGACCGATGCCCACTCCAGCGGGAGTTCCTCTGCGAGTCCGCTTCGCGTCTTCGCATCGTAGGCTGCTGAGTGCGTGGTTAACAAGATGCGCTCCTTGCCCCCGATGCCCTTTCCTTTGCCGCTGTCGGTCGTGCTTACCTTAGTCTTAAACCTTAAGAACCAAAGTTCATCCGCAAACTCTTTAAGCAACGGCGCCGATTGTTTGCTGAGTTTCAGTTCGTAACGGTCATATGCAGCCAATGCGTCTGGAGCCTCGAATCGCACTATCTTGCTGTGCGCGATCAAAACCACATTCTTGCCGGCATCAATGAGTTGATCAACGGACGATAGGAACCGGCTCATCCTTTCCGCCACCATCACCCATCCCTTACCAAAGCCGAAATCCTCGATGCTGGTCTTTTTAGTCGAAGCTAGTAGGTCTTCAACGCAGAGCCGCTCTGCCCAATCCGCGCTGTCGATAACTATAGTTTTGTAATCTGTCGCCTTGGCTTCCGCCAATGCGTCCGTTAGTTGCTTCCACGTTCCGATCTCGCAACGGTCAACGTCCAAGTGGGACGTTCCGCCCTCGATGTCCAAAAATAGCGGCCTGGGGAACTTGGCCGCGAATGTGCTTTTTCCTACGCTCTCCACTCCGTAGATGACGACGCGCTGGGCGCGTTGTTGCTTTCCTTTTGTTATTTTCATTTTCTATTTTCCTTTTTGTTGCGACTTAATTCCATAAGTCGGCCCTGGGGTTTTCTTTGTTCCCTGCGGCCCGATGAGATCGAGCAAGGCTTGGCGAATGTTCGCGTCCTTGGCTCGCATCGTGCCGCATAGGAAAAGTTTAATATCTTTACGATAGATCAATTCAACGTCCACCCTAGCAACTTCGATGAATCGTCCGATCCAAACGCACGTTTCGAATGTGCTTGCTCCCACTGCCATGCCGTAGCTGGCTATCATCTCGCAGGCGCAACGGTCGTATTCGCGACCGATAAGAATCTGGCGGATTTCGGCATTCGGAAGGTGACCGTGGTCATGTATCCCGCGATGGTCGTATTGTACGAATGCGCTGTGCGTCGTTCCTGGATCGAGTGAGAGTATCATTTTTTAGTGCCCTTGTTTTGATTTTATCTGCTGGCAATGCGAGAACGTCGCAAATGCCTTGGAATGCTCGTGATTTGATGAAATGAATTGCTGACTCTCGGTCAAGTTCTTGAGCCTCGTTTAGTTGTTTGCTCAAAAATACCTTCTCGCTTTGCAGGTCGGCAACGGCCTGCTGTATCATCCCGCAAAGAAGGCTGCGGGTGAATTGGCATTCCGCGTCATGTAGTTCTTCGGCGGTCACTAGCGGCGCTCCCGTTTGATCTGGCGGTTCATCCACCATCTGCGAGCCTGTTCCATCTCGCAGGTGGCTTTGATGTTGCCGATCAAATATCCGGCGATGAATGCACAGCAAGTGCAAATTCCGAATAGGGCGAGAAATGTTAGTGGTTCCATATATTTTAGTTTTTTGTTTCTGTCGTTCGGGTTCGTCCCGTTCGATGTGCAAACATTCTTTCATCTCCGCAAAGATGAAAAGAAAAAAATTCACGAAGCGCGAAAATAATTTTTGAGAAAAGTCTTTACAAATGCGCTCATCCAATGCTGGAGCGCATCTGCGGCTTGGATAGAAACCAATTTACAAACTGAAATCTAACTAGATCGGGCGAAAGAATTTCACCTCGCGAACGCCTTGATTCGTTTGTATGGTTGCCTTTTTTGTTTCAAGCATCCCTTTCCCTATGGCAGTTTCAACTCGGCAAGAAACAGCTGCGATGGTCAATTTCGACTCCTCGGCAATAGTGCGAATGGTCTTCCAGCCTTGCTTGGCTAGGTCTTTCTCGCTTTCGACTTTTGTTGAATCGTAGAAAGCCGCCCAGGCTTTTTCTAAATCGGCAACAGCCAAGGGTTGTTTTGTCGTCTTTCGCATAAATTGATGTTTATTGAGTTGTCTTTGTAATAGCCGTAAGCGAAGCCCTGCGACCACGCGAATGTTGCGCGGCGCGTGCTCGCATATTCCATATCGAAACGAGCCAGCATTCCGGTGCAATAGCCCGAAGCGCCGTCTAGCGTGCGTGCGCGTTCCCAGCCTACGCGGTGAAGGTGCGCGAGAACACATTGGCCGTATGTCTCCGCGTGGTCGCGGATGGCTTGGACGTTATACATGTAGCCGTGCAGGAACTTCGTTCCGCCTAGCTCGTAAAAGGATCGAATGTGATACGGATATAATTTAGCTTTGAGTTCCTTCGCGGTCTTCTCGATAGCTTGAATGGTGAGCGTAGCGGCGTGAGCGGCTAGAGCGTTCGGCGACGACGCGAGCTTGTAGAGCCGGGCTTCATGGTTTCCGTAGAGAATATGTTGCGGCCTCAGTTCGTGCAGGAAATCAATACCGGCGCTGAGATCGTCCGAGATGCTCGCGGCTCGGTCGCTTGAGTTCGGGTCTGAAATAGCGCCAGAGCGAAACGCTGCTAGGTCAAGGAAGTCTCCGAGCATGATGGTCGTGTCGGGGCGCCATCGGTCTTTAAACGTCAAGACGGCCTTGCGTGCCTCTGGGTCGATCTGGTCGCCATGAGAGCACCCAACAGCCATCCATTTCTTCCATCCCTTCATTTTAATTCTGGAATGTTTCGCTGGCTACGTTGTTCCCATATCCATGTGCGAACGGCCTCCATCGTATCCTCATCAAGTTTTGCGAATGCTCCGCTCTCGTGCTTTAAGGCGCTCCGAAGCTCTTGGTCGATGTCATCCACTAAGATCAAAATATCAAGCGCCTTACAGGCCACCTCGTGCTCGTATCGCTCGGTCTCGTCAAACTCCAATGTCATTTTCATGCTTCTTCGTCCTCCTCTTCTTCTTCTGCGTCTGGAAATAAAATGCTGAATGAGTCGCCTGCGAGTCCTTCCACGGCGTATCGGTTCCCAAATACAAACTCGCCGTGCATGGTCTCGCCTGCTTGCTCCCACGATACGATGGCGAGACCGCAGTCATAATGCTCCGACAGAAGCCGCTTCGCTTCTGCGAGTGCTTCCGTGCGCTCCGATTCAACCGTCGGTTGTCTCTTTTTTTTCAAGCAAGAACGTCTATTTTTTTCGATACTCGGTTGCGTAAATTGGCGAGCATATCGCGCTCGGTCATGCCGGTTGCCCACTTCGGCCGGAATTGGTAGTGCGGTTCGTCGTTGAATTTCCAACGGCCTCCCCACTCGAATCCGAGCGATTCGCCGAGGGGTCCGAGCTCGCGGTAGAATGTGTGGTCTCCGTGGTAGGTCTTGCCGTCTTTGGAAAATACGGCGATATCGAAAGCCAGTGAGTAGTTGTGCATGGAGGCGCCACCGGCGGCGTTACTGACCCTAGGGCCGGGCGCGGTGCGGCCTTTGGCGTAGAGGGCGTCCTGCTCGGCCCATGTGCGGAGGCCGCAAATGCATTTGACGTCGAGGTTGAGCGGGGCGGCGAGCTTTTTGGCCGCGAGGATAAAGGAGGCGGCGCGGGCGTACAGATCGGGGTGCAGGGTTGAGAGATTGCGCTCGCTGCGTTCGTCGAGGTTCATTTTTTTAGCGATGGTATTTCTGGTAACTCATAGCAAAAAGTGCCGTAATCCGTTTTGACGCATAACGCCGGATTATTGAATCCAGCGCAGGACGTGAGAAGCGCCATGCCCAAGAACGCGAAGCTGAGAACGATCATCCACAGCGCGATGGTTCTTGCGCTCATTTTTCTTTGCGGAAGATTTCGATAAGTCCAATAACAGCGGCGACCGCCGCGCCGATTGCGTCCCATTTTGCTGGTTCCATGCTCAAACCGGCAACGCCGCCGATGATGGCGAGGCCGCGAATTGTTGAGGGTTCTTTCAATTTTGCGAGTCGGCGACCGCCGCGCCGATTGCGTCCCATTTTGCTGGTTCCATGCTCAAACCGGCAACGCCGCCGATGATGGCGAGGCCGCGAATTGTTGAGGGTTCTTTCAATTTTGCGAGTAATGTCTTCATGGTTTTTTTGCTTTCAACATTTTATACAGCGATACCGCGCCAATGCAAATTCCAAGGATGAGAGAGAGAACGCGAAGCCATGCCTCGACTTCGGAGAACGAGATCAGCACAGCCGTTGCGGGTGCGCTCGTGCCGACGAACGTATGAAAAGTGTGGCTGTCCATTAGCTCAGACCGCCTTGGCTGATGAGTTCTTCCGTGAGTGTGCATGGTTGGAGGATGATCGTGCTCCGCTCGCCGCCGGTAGTTAATTCGATCTCGATCTCAGTTGTGACCGAAGTTGAGTTTAGCAACAGATCGCGCACGCCGAACGTATTGAAATCAACGGCGGAGGTTTTTCCTGGGGCCGCGCTCAAGCCGCTCTGCACTTGCAGTGTTGGCAAGTCGGTGAAGCCCTTGTCGCCGCCGAAATTGATGTCGTAGTAACTATTCTGAACCCCGACAACGGTTGCGTTTCCTGCGCCGATGGAGTCGAGTGATTGTAAGGCCGTTTGCAGTTGCGCTGCTGTCGTGCTGGCGTCGAGCGGATCAGTCTGGCGCAGGACGGTTGTGGCAATGCTCCCTGTCGTCACCGTGCCTGTGCCGGTCGTGATCGCGACGGCCCCCGCTGTTACTCCAAGCAAAAACTCGGTGGTCTGTGGGATTGAGCGCACGAAGTATTGAAGCCCTGCCGTATAGCCTGTGAGCGCAGTGAATCCCGTTAGAACGACAGGCTGGGAGAGTGTCAGTCCGTGGTTGCTCGTCGTGATGAATACGCCGTCGGTGACCGTGCTGGCGATATCCACGTTATAGGTCGGAACCGTAAAGCGATAACTGCCGAGATACGGAGCGCGTGAAAATGAGACGCGCTGAATTTCGTTGTTTAACGTCGATCCGGTTAGCGTGGTCGCCACGCTGACCGTCATTGCCGTGCCTAGGTCAGTCCAAGTCGGTTCGTAGACTGCGGGAGCGAGACGGAGTTGCAACTCTTGGATTTCGGCGTTGGTGGCGTCTCCTGCAATGCGCTCATCGATGAGCGCGGTTGTGGTCGGAATGAGTCGAGCGAGGTTCCCTGTGATCGCGCCCTGCGTGCCTGCGCTGTTAAAAGAAACGACGAAGTTCGTTGCCATCGTGCCGTCAACGGATACCTTTCCTGCGGCGGTGATCGTGGACAGCGAGTTGAGCGCGGACGAGATCGCGCCTGCTGTCGCGCTGTATGCTATCGCGCCGCTCGTCTGGCCTCCGAAGGAGAGCGTGAACGTGCCGGATGCTGGCGTTCCTGTGCGGCTTCCTACGCCGAATTTTACGCTTGTGCCGGTGTAGTCGATGACGTTAAACGGCGCAGATACGTTATTCGTCGCCTCTAGAAAATAGAGGTTGATTGCGCCGTTGTCGCCCTTCACGAAGCGCGGCGTTGTCGCAGGCGTTAAGCTCGTCAAGCTCGTCGCCAGCCTGCGGTTGGTTGTGTCAATAAATAGATCGCGTGCCATTTATTCGGGTGTTTTGTCAACAGCTTCCCACTTGCCTATTGGGCATCGCTCGGTTGCCATTCTTAGCTTCGCCCAAGTGCTGCATCCGCACTTGCGACAGCGGCCCGTGGCGTTGAGTGCCTGCGCGTCCCATTCGGGACAGGCTCGGCACGTTGCTTCGCGGGTGGCGAGTGCCTCCGGTGGGGTGGGAGTAAAACTTGAAGCGGCGAATTTGCGGACAGCAAACCCCACACTTTTCATTTGATCCCAAAGTGTGGGATTAGATTCCGTTTGAGGTTTTGCTAATGTTTGCGGCGATTTGATGCTGTTGTATAAATCAAAGTCGTCTCTGTAGATTTCACGAAGTTTGTCGGACTGCGGAAAATCAATTTCTTTATCGTAAATCTTTGGTGGTTCTCCGAGGTCTAGCGTTTCCCAAAAATGTTCGATGTGATCTGGTGCTTTCCAAAGGTAGATCGGTTGACCACCCCATTTTAAAAACCTTGATTGCGGGAAAAAATGAAATGACGGGAACTTTCCTTCAGCTACTTGCTTAATTGCTTCCTCTGGCTCAATCCCATCTTCGTGACACGCAGCGATGAATTTCTTTATTGGGTCGCCCAATAATAACGCCACGGGTTTGCTTGGTGTATTTTTGTATCCTTGAATTATAAAATGAGGACGAAGCGGTGGGACGGTTTGATTCTTTTTTATCCATATTGCATTGACTATTTCCGTGGAAAAAACCTTCCAATTGTAAGCGATGTCGAATCCGCCGTTTTCACAATATGAAAATCTAAAAATCATGTAATATTAATGTTTAAAAATGCGGTTGCAGTGTTATCGATATTCCAGATTCCAAAAGTTAGACTTCCCGCAGAAGTTGTTAGCGTTGTGGTTCCAACATTGTATAAGAATCCACCTCCACCATTGGTATCAGCTTCCCAGCTTCTAAAAAAGCCGACCGTATAACAAAACCCCGCGTAAATATCACTCCAGCATGAGCCGCTTGCACTGCCAAGAATCCCACCCTGCGAATACCTAAGCCTGTATTCAGATCCAACTTTTGCAATTTGCCAAGCAAATCCCATATATGAATTATACTCTTGTGCAGCAGTGGTGCAAGTAACTCCGCCATAAACCGTAACGTCCCCACCACATTCACTCAAATTTACTCCCGATGTTGTGCTTGAAAATGAGCAACCTGTATATTCGCTTCCTCCACCAGATGCGCTTACACTTCCTCCCGCTTGTAATGCGTTAAACATTGCCTCGGATATTACAATATAATATTCCGTGATTTCTGGGCAAGGCGGAACAGGAACACAACACGCGCAATTAACAGCGCGAAGGCCGCCGTCGCTCTTTGTCTTGATCAGGCCTTCTGGTGTCCTGCCTAAGATCATGGGCATTCCTCGGTAGCGATCCACGTCAGCCCGCCGTCCACCGCGCCGAGAACGTATGTTCCGCCGCTTGGGACGGGTGGAATTTTGAGCTTGAAGCCGGTAAAGCCCATTGAGCTGACCTGATCAACGAGGGTCGGATCGGCTTGCAATTTTGCCCAAGCAAAATTCCGCATGAGGTCGGATGACGAGAGCGGCTTTAGTTGGTCGCCCCCCTTTGCAACGGTTTGAAAGTCTACGGGGAAATCATTCATGCGGTTTGAACCAAAACGAGTCCTGCGTTTGCGAAATCGTAGCCCCAGGTGCATTGCACCTCATCGACGCCGCCATAGGTCGCGCGGTTCACGTTTATTATTGAGACTTTTGTGAAAATGTTATTTCGGTCAAATGGGACAGCACCAGTTACGCGGGTTAGGGAGTTATACACATATCTAGCATACGTTCCGCTGTGCAAAAATGTATCAAGTGCCTCGGTTGAGCTTACTATTTTGTAGTTTAATGTTTCCGTAGGAAGGGGAAGCGTAGTAACGGACGCATTGGAGGCGAGCGTAAAAGTACGCGTGATCGTGTCCGATAAAATGGTAAAAGGAAGTCCGGCGGCTACATTTAAAGTTGAACCGCTTAAATAATTTATTCTTAGGGGAATATTGACCTGTGAAATGATCGCCCCGAAAACGGCAGGCGTGGATGCCGAAATACCTGTTCCGGTTGAAGAAAACGAGGATGATCTGAATGTAGTGAACCCGTCCTGTCCTGTCTCTCGCGTGGGGTTTTGGCGAATGATATAAGCCGGATATTCTGGCATTCGGTTGCCTGCGGCGAGTAGCGGCGCGAGGTTGTCCGCCTCGGTCGTGCGGCACTTGTATGTCGCGTC